GGCGGCGGCCGGTCCCGCGGTGATGGCGCGGTGCGTGGTGGGGGCCTGCTGGCCGATGGCGATGGCGTGGCGTTCGGCGGCGAGGGCGTTGCGGTATCCCTCGACGTCGTCGGGGTCGAGTTGCGGGTGCGCGGTCGGCTCGAACGTGCCGACGTGGCGGGCGAGTTGGGCGGCCTTGTGGGCGTGCCACGGTCGGGATACGTCGGACGGCTGGATGCGGTACGGGTTGCGGGCGATGTAGTCGCGGGCGACGCGGGCGGCGTCCCACCCGTGGGCCTGGGCGGGCACATCGCTGAGCAGGTCGGCCCACTGGGCGAGGCGCTCGCCGGCGGCGGCCTGGTCGTCGAGGGCGAGGCGCGGGTCGAGGCGGACGACGTATGCGATCAGGGCGGCGGCTTCGCGGGGTGTCACTGCTGGGCCTCCATGGCGGCGAGGGCGGCGGCGAGGTGGTCGGCGGACTGGGCGGCGCGTCCGCGGGGCTGGGAGCGGTCGAGGGGGATCACGTTTCCGGCGGGCCGGGCGACGGGGGCGGCGGCGACGGTGCCCTCGGTCGGGGCTGGCGGGAGGCTCGTCCAGGCCCGCAGGAAGTACCGGGCGCTACTGACGTCGCGGCGGGCGGCGAGGGTGACGGCGTGCCGGGCGAGCATGTCGACGCCGGAGCGTCGGATCATGGCGTCGAGGCGGAGCCACTCGTTCGCGGTGAGGTCCCATCCGACGAACACGTCGGCTGCGGTGACCTGGTCGACCAGGGGGCGAGCGAACGGGGGGATTCCTCCGGCGGTGAGGTCGAGCGGCGCGGGCGCTCCCTCGCTCACTCCTTCATTCATTCTTTCTATGGGTGGGTGATGTGGTCCGTAATCCGGACCACTACCGGTCCGGATTACGGACCACAAACCGTCTTCGGGGTCCTCGGCTACTGGTCCGGATTCCGGACCACTAGGGGTGGCCTTACTGGTCTGGATTCCGGACCGGTAATCGGTAGTGGTCCGGATTCCGGACCGGTCCGCGGCGGCCGTTTGTGGTCCGGATTCCGGACCGGTACGGCGGTCGTAGCCGACGGCTCCGGGGATGCGGTAGAGGACGGCCCGGCTGCCCTGGGCGGGCTCGATGATCTCCAGATCGCCGGACTTCACGGCGTCGGCGAGGGCCTTGACGGCAACGCCCTTTCCGACGCCTCCGAGGCGGCGCTGTGTCTCGGCGAGGCCGAGGCGCGCCACGGCGTCGGCCCCGGTGGTCTTGTCCGCGACGGCGAGGACGGCAAGGCGTGCGTTCCCGCGTGAGCGGGCGTGTTTCCATGCCCAGTCGTACGCGTCGAGGGTCACGGGGGGTCACTACTCCTTGTTGAGGGTGGGGCGTCGGCCGGCGGGGTGGGTGTCGCAGAACCAACCACCGATGTACGGGCGGACGGGGACGGCGCCACATCGCGGGTTGCCGTACTCGCAGACCTTCGGCGGCTTGTCCTCGACGGCCGGGACCTCGACGGCGAGTTGTCCGGGTACCGGCTCGGGTGCCGGGCTGGCGAGCATGCGGGCGGCGCGGTCGAGGCGGGCCCGGGCGGCGCTCATGCGGCGGCCTCGTCGGCGAGGCGGGCGCGCTTGGCGTCGGCGTGGCAGGTGCCGCAGTAGGCGCGGCCTTCGCGGTCGTAGCGGCGGTGGGTGGCCGTGTCGTGTCCGCGGGTGCACTCGGTCAGGGTTGTTGCGATGCCGAGGACGGCGGCGAGCTGGGCGCGGACGCGGGTCCGGCCGGGCTCGTCCTCGACGTGCGCGGGTGCGACGCACTCGGGGTTCTCGCACTCGGCGGTGACGTATCCCTCGGGGGCGCGGCCGCTGGCGACGCGGAACGCAATCGACCGGGCGGTGTAGGTCTGCTCGCGGTGGGTGAATACGGGCGTGCCGTTGGCGCTGTGGTGGCGGCCGGCCCATTCGAGGTGGCCTCCCTCGACGGGCCGGGTGTACGTCGCGAACTTCTCCTCGACGGTGAGTGTCGAGCGGTTCGGGGCGGGGCGCTTGGGGGCCGGTCCGATGCCGAGGCTGGCGCGGTAGCGGGCGGCGGTCTCCTTGTTGATGCCGAGGGCGAGGGCGGCGGCGCGGTTGGTGGCGCCCTGGTGGAACAGGTCGGCGAGGCGGTCGACGGTGGCGGCGTTGAGGGGCATGCGGTGCCTCCGGGCGGGCGGGCCCGCCCCTCGCGGGGCGGGCCGGGCGGGTCTATGCGGCGGTGTCCTCGGCGGGCGCGGCCTGGGCGAGGGCGGGCAACACATGGGCGGCGAGGCGGTTTTCGCGCCACGCCTGGGCGACCAGATCGCGGCCTGTGCGCGGGTCCGCCTTCGTGGCGCGGCGGTAGTTGAGCTGGTGCGAGGCGGCCCGGGACGGCTTGATCTCGACGCCGGGTACGTCGTGCACTTCGCCGGTCGTGGGGTCCGCGTAGCGGGCGGCCCCGGCGGCGTTGACCTCGGCGAGAACCTTCGCGACGAAACCGGGCTGCACGCCGGTGTGGACGCGTACCGGGATCACCTCGACGATGTGCTCGGACGGGTAGGTGTCGCGCACCCACACGCGGAACGCTTCCTCGTCGGTGACGGCGGCGGCCTTCTCGCCCCCCTTGCGGGTGACTGATCCGACCGGCGTTCCGTCGGGCAACAGGGCGTCAACCTTGGTTGTGCCGGTGGCCTTGTACTGCTGGTTGAGCAGGTACTGAACGTCGGTTCCGGCCTCGGCGAGGGCCTCGCCGATCTGGTCGTAAAGGGCCTTCAACGCGGCCTTGCGGGTGACGGCGTCGCGGAGCGCGTTCGGGTCCGGCGCGGTGGCCTGCTCCTCGGCGGTCGGTTCGGTCACTGCTCGGCCGCCTTCTCGATCATCTCGGCCATGGCGGTGAGGTGGTGGGCGGGTGCCTGGTCGATGGGCATTCCGTAGGCGGCCTCGAACTGGGCGTCGAGGCTCTGCATACCGGCCCGCGAGGCGGCGAGGCGGAGCCGCTCCTCGGCGGCCTGGGCGCTGCGGTCCGGGCCGGACGGCGGCGCCTGCTGCTGCGGCTGCTGCTTGGCCTTGGTGGCGGCGGCCCGCTTGTCGGCCGCGACCTTGTCGAGGCGGGCGAGGAACTCGGCGGGGGCGCCGGCCTTCTCGGCGGCGGCCCGCACCTTGCCGAACTCCTCGGGGGAGTTGGCCTTGCCCGCGTCGGCGAGGTAGTCGGGCCGCTGGTCCTGCTGGGCGGCCTGCTGCGGGGCCTGCTGCTCCCACGGGCCCGGTTCGGCGCGCTCACTGCGGCGCGGCTGCTGCTGGCGCTGCTGCTGGCGGCCCTGCTGGCGCTGCTGGCGCTCGGCGCGATGCTCGGGGGTCGGCTCCACGGGGTGATCGCGGTCGCCGTCGTCGATGCTGCGGCCGTCGACCGGGATCATGAACAGGGTGAACAAGAGGTACTTGAGCGCGGCGGACTGGGCCTTGTTCGTGGCCTTGTCGGCGAAGTCGCTCGCCTCGCCCGGGACTTCGGCGAGCAGGCAGTCGCCCGCCGGTCCGTAGACGTAGTACGTCATCGTGATGTTGACGTGCGTCATCTTCTCGCCGCGCTGCTTGGCGTCGTGGTGCGTGATGCTCGGCAGGATGAACAGGCCGTGCGTCCGCATGGGCCCGGCCATTGCCGACATGGCGTCGTCGACTCCGCGGAACTTGTACCGCTGCTGCTGGTTCTCCTTGTCCTTGCTGACCGGCATCACGTCGCGCATCACCTGATTGATGACGGCGAACACGCGGGGGGCGTCCGCCGGGGCGCCGGACGGGGCGGGCACGTACGTGACCTTCGGCGGGGCCGGGGCCTCGGCCGGAGCGGACATGAGCTCGGTCATGGTGTGGGCGGGCAGGGGCAAGCTGGTGACGGTCACGGGCGGTCGCTCCGGCTCTTGTTGGTGCGGATGATGGCGGCGAACTGGGTGAAGCGGCCCGCGAGCGTCGGCGGTGCGTCCGGGTAGCGGCGGCGGACGGCGGCGGCCAACTTGGTCAGACGGGTCGCGAGACTGATCGCGGAGTCCGGGTCGAGGACCTCGTCGAGGCGCTCGGCGCTCGGCAGTTCTTCGAGCAGGGCCTCGCGGGTGCCGTCGGCCTCGGCGGCACGCATCGCAACGACGTGATCCGGCGCGGTCTCCGAGCACTCGGCGAAGTCGAGGCGCAGTACCGATCCGGCGTGCGCGGCGAGCAGGTGCCCGACGTTGACGGGGTCCTCGGCGTAGGCGAGGGCGAGCTCGTCGACCAGGGCGACGGCGCGGCCACGGATCGGGAGCTGAACGGCGGTGCCGTCAACGGTGAGTTGGGGTGTGATCATCAGATGGCCTCGGCGGTGAGCTCGGCCGGGGCGCACGACTGGTCGAGGGTGAGCTCGCCGGTGCGGGCGTCGTAGGTGTGTGCGCGGGTCCAGTCGGCCCCGGGGTACATACGGGTGATCAGGCCGTGCGCGGCGCGGTGCTGTTCGCGGGTCCCGGCGACGGCGCCGAGGGCGTCGTCGAGGGAAACCCACGTGCGGACGCGGCCGGTTCCGTCGCGGTCCGTCCACACGGGGACGATCCGCACGCGGACGATGCCGGGAACGATCTGTTCGAGCTGCCGGGCGATGACGGCGGCGCGGACGATGTGGCGGCGTCCGGCGGCGGCGCCGGCGAGGGCCTGGGCGACGCGGATAGCCTGGGGGCTGGTCATGTTCGTCTGCCTTCGAGTGGTGGCGTACTGACGTAGGGGTCGGTCCGGCTGCAACCGGGTCGGCCCCGCTTTATGCGGCGAGCTGCTCGCCCTGGGGGCGCTGCTCGCGTTCGAGGCGGCGGAGCGCGAACTCGGTCTCGGGGTCGAGTCGGCCGGCGGCGCGGTCGCGGTCACGGCGGCGGCGGGCGGCGTCGAGGACGGCGCGAGCTGCGGTGATGCACTCGGCGCGGGAGACGGAGGCGCTCATCGCGCGGCCTGCTCGGGGGCGGGCTGGATGAGCTGACGGGCGCTCACTCCGTAGACCAGTTCGACACTCGCGGCGAGGTACGCGGACGGCGCGGTGTGGCCGTGCCACAGGCGCCATGCCGTGTTGCGTGCAACGTTCAAGCGGTTGGCGATGGCGGCGGGTCCGTCATCTCCCATGGCGCGGGCGGCGGTGACTAGAACTGTTCGGTCATACATGACTGTAGTCCTTCCGTGGGCGGTCTGTTTCCGTCCACGGGTGGAACGTTACTCACGCACGATGCGTCACGGCAACCCCACGGAGTGCACGATTCCCCCACCCCTGATCGGGGGGCTTCACAAAAAGTTCACCTTGGGTACATGCTTGACCCACTCATCGTTGACCTAGATGATCGAGCAAGCGTTCGGATCGGCGAGTGGCAAGGGGTAGTAATGCGCCATACCCAAAGTAAGAGAGCGTTGGGAGTACCTGAAGGTCTCGCCCAGTTCCGTCCGCGCGCGGTATGTTCCACCCATGGAACGAACATCCCCCACCGACGAGCAGGCGCGCGCAGACTTCGCGCAATGGCTCCGCCAGCAACTAGAGAGCCGCGGATTTGACCTCCGCATCCGAGGCGGCGGGCAAACCCGATTCGCCGAAGAGTCCGGTATCGGACGCTCCACCATCAGCCGCATCCTCTCCGGCCAGGGCGCCACGGATACCGCAGTCCTCGCACGCCTCGCCGAGGCACTCCATATCTCCCTCGGACAGGTGCTCGTCCGCGCGGGAATCCTCGGCCCGAGCGAACTGTCCGCCGTAAACGAACCGTCCGCCGGCGGGCGCCGCATCACGCCCGATCAGGCTGCGGATGAGCTCGGCATCGCAGACCCTCAACAACGGCGCCTGTTCCTCGCCATGACACAAACGCTTCAACGCACACCGCCACCCGACGACGCCCAACGCGCCGCGGAGCACTGAAAGAGAGAGCCATGACAGTTCGCCGAACCCTCGCCTACAGCTTCCTTACGAGCGGAATCCTCTTCGGCGGACTGGGCACTTACCTCGACAATCTCACCCTTGCGCGTACGGGCCTGCTCTTCGCAGTGCTCTCCATACCGCTCTACGCCCGGATGTATCACCAACTCCGAGAGGAACAGATACAGCAGGCCGAGACGACCGGCTACATGCGCGCCCTCGACCACGTTGCCCGCGGCCTGCTCGACCAGGCCACCCATGGAGAACCCGGACCAGGCGACAGCCTCGCCGAGCGACCGGACAACGTAATACCCCTGAACGCCGCCCCGTCGGCCTGGCAGGACGACGGACCCCGGAAGGAACAGGCACAGTGACGTCACCACTGCCAGCCACATTCCACGGCTCGCCGCCCGACGAGGACGGCGAGCCGTGGATCGCTTATATCCGCGTGAGCACGTGGAAGGAGGAGAAGATCAGTCCCGAGCTCCAACGGGACGCGATCGCCCAATGGGCCCGGCGTACCGGGCGCCGGATCGTCGCATGGGTGGAAGACCTCGACGTGTCCGGCCGGCACTTCCGCCGGAAGATCACCAAGTGCGTCGAGCGCGTCGAGGCGAGCGAGGCCCGAGGCGTGGCCGTCTGGCGATACTCCCGCTTCGGCCGCGACCGCACCGGTAACGCATTCTGGCTCGCCCGGTTGCAGCAGGCGGGCGGCGAGCTGGAATCCGCCACGGAACCCGTGGACGCCTCGACCGCAATCGGCCGCTTCCAACGAGGCATGATCCTGGAGTTCGGAGCGTTCGAGAGCGACCGCGCCGGGGAGCAGTGGCGCGAGACGCACGACCACCGCCGCTACAAGCTCAAGTTGCCTGCACAGGGCCGCAGGCGGTTCGCGTACATCTGGCACCGCCGCTACGACGCGACCACCGGTGTACTCCAGAAGGAGCGATACGAGCCCGAGGAGACCCTCGGCCCAGTTGTCGCCGACCTGTACCGGGACTATGTGGCAGGCGACGGGTTCAGCGTGCTTACCGGCCGACTCAACGCGGCCGGGCACCGCACCACCCAAGGAAGCCTGTGGAGCACAGAGACGCTCACCCGCTACATGGACAGTGGTTTTCCCGCGGGCCTGCTCATCGTCCACGACCCGGATTGCCGGTGCCGCAAGGTCGACGGATCATGCCGCAAACGCCTGCACATCCAGGGCGCCCAAGACGAGCTTATCGACTTCGACCTGTGGCAGGCGTACCAGCAGCGCCGCAAGGTGGTGCGCGACACCGCGCCGCGCTCCCGTACAGGCATCTACGAACTGACCGGACTCCCCAAGTGCACGGGATGCCGCAAGGGCACCAGCCTGAACGCAGCCCGCCGCGGAGACGAGAACGTCAAGGGGTTCGCCTACCGGTGCAGTGCCCGTGCGAAGTCCGGAGCGACCGCGTGCGAGGGCGTACTCGTACCGCGCCACACCGTCGAGGCCGAGGTTCGCAAATGGATCGCGGACAAGGTGGCCGACGACATCGACGCCGCACCCCCGACCGAGCTCGGCGACGACCGCGCCGACGGCCCCGACCGCCAGGCCGAGAACATGCGCGCCCGTGCCCGCGCACAGGCCGAGGTCGACAAGTACCGCAACGCGCTCGCCAGACTCCGCGCCGACCACGCGGCCAACCCGGGCGACTACGAGGAAGGGGAGTACGAAGAGGCCGCAGCGCTCATCCGCAAGGACCGCGACCGCGCCAAAGCCGTACTCGACACCGTCCCCGAGGTCGAGCCGTTGCCCGACCGTGCCGAGTTCAACCCGCTCATGGTCGGACTGATCGCGGAGTGGGACACGATCAACGTCGCCGAACGCAACCTGATCTTGCGCAAGGTCATTCGCCGAGTCGCCCTCACTCGGAACGGGACCGGATACGAGAACGTCGCGATCACCGTGCACCCGATGTGGGAGCCGGACCCGTGGGAACAGACCAAACCGGTTACCGCCAGGTAGTGACATACCGCGCGGTATGTGCGCAGAATCGGGGCACGCGTCGCGATGTGGCGACCGCACCCCGGGAGGTCTGCCGTGCTCGGCACCATGCAAGATGTACCGCTCTCGATCAGCCGCATTCTTGAGCACGGCCGGACGATCCACGGTGACTCGACCGTGACGACTTGGACCGGCGAGGCGGAGCCGCACCGCCGGAACTTCCGGGAGATCGGCGACCGCGCCGCCCAGCTCGCCCACGCACTCTCTGACCTCGGCATGGGGGAGGGGAGTGTTTTGGCCACCCTGATGTGGAACAACGTGGGTAAAACACTCGCGGCCTGAACTGCGGAAATGAGAACGACCCCCGATGCCGGCGTCTCGGGGGTCGTCCTATGCGGGGCGCGACTGGATGGAACGGCCAGCGCTACCCCGCCCCGCTCGCGGCGCTCCTCAACGCCACTCGCGGGGGATATGGAGAGCACCCATCGGCATGGCTGAACTCGACCAGCGGGGCACCCGTCGGTCGGTCGTGAACATGCTTCGCTGGACGCTCGTTGGGCAGAATCGAGAAGTCGCACCGGCAGCAGATGAGCACCCCGGCAGTCATCGCGTCCGCCTTCCTGTGTGCCGCTTGCACGGGACCTTGCAGGCGTAGACCTCGATATCGAGCGTGTGTACGCCCTGGAGCTGCGCAAACGCGCGCCCCACGCTGACACCCCCCTGCATGAGCGACGCGCCGCAGTAGACGCACGCCCATCCCTGATGCTGCGCGTACGTCAGCTCGTCGGCCGGCGGGATGTTCGGGCGCGGGCTCATGACTCGCCCCCCGTCAGGACCGCAGCCCACATGCGCAGCTGTCCCGTGCCGTCGCTGCTCCCCCACGCGTCCGCGGTGAGCAGCACGTCGAGCAGCTCCCGGAACGTTGTCTCGTCCTGGGGGGCGGCCACGTAGATACGGACGTACGGCCCGCGGTTGTGCACGGTGGGCACGTCGCCGGTGGCCTCGGCGATGGCCGAGCGCAGCGTGTCGACGCTTAAACGGGTCCTGGGCATGACGGGGTCCCCCGACTCTTCGAGTAGAGCGGAACTCATCTCGAAGAGTAGACCTGTGTTGCGTACTCTGTCAGGTGCGTCACTCCCGAAACTCCCCGTTTGGAGGGCCCGTGGTGGACCCGGCGCCGTACCTCGTGATTGCCGAGGAGCTCCGCGGCCGGATCGTCGGCGGCGAATTCGCGCCCGGGGATCGTCTTCCCTCGGTGGCCGAGCTCGGCCGCGACCATGGCGTGTCGCCCTCTGTCGGTGCCCGCGCGTACGCGGTCCTGGTCGAGGACGGTCTAGTGATCTCTCGCCACGGAGCCGGGCACTACGTCCGCGGGAACGAGTCGCCCGAGCTGCTCGTCCGCCGGCACCGGAAGCGGCCGGAAGACTCCCCCTTCGCGCAGGGCGTCGCCGAGCAGGGCGCGGCCGGAACGTGGCGCCACGACTCGGCGACGGCGGTCGCGGACGCGGGTACGGCCGAGCGGCTCGGTATCCGCGGGGGCGAGCCCGTGATGCGGACCGAGTATGTGTACCTCGCCGATGACGTGCCCGTGCAGCTTGCGACGTCGTGGGAGCCGATCGCGGTCACGGGGCAATCCATGATCGTGCTACCCGAGGCGGGCCCGTACGCGGGTATTGGTGTCTCGGCGCGGATGCGGGTCATCGGGGTCGACGTGGGTGAGGCGGTCGAGCGGGTGACGGCGCGCGGTGCGACGCGGGCCGAGGCTGCGGCGCTCGGCATCAACCCGTCCGCGGCCGTGCTGTTCGTCGAGCGGACGTACTACGACCAGGCCACGGGGCGGCCGGTCGAGACGGCGGACATCGTGATGCGCGGGGATCGCTGGGTTGCTGTGTACGGCACCGTTCCGGCGCGTTCCTGATACGACAAAGGCGCCCCCCGTGCGGCCTGTGAGGGCCGTGCGGGGGGCGTTGTGCTGCGGTCAGTGCGCGGACTGCCAGAGGGTCACGGCCAGGCTTCCGAGGCCTGTGACGGCGGCGAGGGCAGGGAGCGGCCACCGGTTGCGTTCGAGGGCGGCGAGGCGGTTGCCGTGCTCGTCGAGGGTCTTGTCTGTCTGGTCGGTGCGCTGCGCGAGCAGGGCCAACGATCCGTTGACGGTGGCGAACCCTTCGGCGACGGTGCCGCGGAGCTCGGCGAGCGCCACGGCCACGGCCGGATCGGTGGTGGGTGCGGAGTGAGGGTCGGTCACTGGTCGCTGCTCCCGTCGTCGACCAGGCCGAGGCCGAAACGGTCGAGGAATGCCTCGACGGCGGGGAGTGCCATGACGCGGGCGAACCCGGCGGCGATGGTGGCCGCGGTCGGGGCGGCGGCGGCGAGCCACGGGAGCGCGGTCGACAGGGCGGGGGTGCCGGCGAGCGCGACGGCGGCGAGGGGGACCAGGGCGGCGACGGCGAGCAGGGTCTGAATCCCGGTGCGTATGGCGCGCTTGGCGGGTGTGAGGTTCACGGCGGGGTCACTTTCGACGGTGGGGGCCCGCCCGGCGCGGTGCCGGACGGGCGGCGAACACTCGAGAATTAGCGTCACAGTGACGAGAAAGCTCGAGGTTTTTCGGGCCCTACTTGCCGTAGGCGAGGCGGAACAGTGCCGCCCATCCGCGCGGGCCGATGGCGACGTCGTGCGCGACACCCGCGGCGCGGTACTTCGGGTGCGCGTTGTGGAACCTGGCCACGGCTCCCTCGGTCTTGGGCCCGTAGCGCGGCGACTCGACGACGCTCGCGGACATGCATCCGGCCTTCTTGAGCGCGCGCTGAAGCGACACGGCCGACGGCTGGCTGTGGCCCGGGGCGAGGCCCGGCGGGAACGGCGGCGGGGTGTAGCTCGACGGCTCCGGGCTCGGCGCGGTCTCGTTCTTCGCCCACGTGCGCAGCGCGGACGGGTCGAGGTAGGCCAGGTTCGAGTCGACGCGCGGCCCCTTCGCGGGGGTGGACGTGAACTGCCAGATCGTGACGGCGCGCCCCGACGGGGTCGGCTTGCTCGCGGCCTCGGCCTCGGCGAACGTGTCGACACGGCTGCCCGGGTACGCCGGGTACCAGAGCGGCACGCCGGAGGGGACATGCCCGGCGGCGATGTCCGAGGCGGACGTGTAGATGCCGACGCGCTGCCCGGGGAACGCTTTCTGCACGGCCGCGATCCACGCGGACGCGTACGCCTTGATCTGCGCGGCCGTCCGCCCCTTGTAGTTGCGGTGGTCGCTGTAGGCCTCAAGGTCGAGCCAGTGCAGGAACCCGGGGCCCGCGTACGCCTTGACGGCGCCGATGTAGTTCGCGGCCTCCTTGGCGGCGTCCTGGTTGGGCCACGCGAAGTGATACGCGCCCGGGACCAGGCCCGCGGCCTTGATGCCCTTGACGTGGGTCGCGAACCGGCCGTCGCGGCTGGTCTGCCCCTCGGACGCCTTGGCGAACGCGAAAGTCAGGCCGTCGCCTGCGAGCTTCTCCCAGTCCTGTACGGGCTGGTAGGCGGACACGTCGATACCGCGGGAAGTGCTGGTCATGATGCCTCCGGGCATGAAAAAACGCCCGGCGCGGTGCGCGGGGCGTGCGAGGTGGAAGGGAGCGCGGGTTACGTGGTGACGTCGGTTGCGCTGGTGTTCGGGGTGGTGGACAGGTCGTCGAGGGGGGTCCCAGTCCACGCGCCGCGCCAGTCGTTGCCGTGCCGCTGCACGAGCGTGCACGTGTTCGAGGCTGAGAAACCGTTGATGGCTTCGGGAGCGGAGCCGTTCGGCCGGCACTTGTTGTCGGATACCGACACGCTGCTCGCGGACGTCGACAGGCGGATGCCGTACCACGTGGCGGTCGTCGCGCGTCCGGGCGCCTTGATGTAGTTGCCGCGGAGCTGGATGTCCGATCCGCCCTGAACCAAAATCCCGTTGTTGCTGGGGTACTGGATCTGATTGCCGGTGACTGTGACCTGAGTACAGGTGACGGCGGTAATGCCGTGTGCCCCCGCGAAAATCACTTCGTTGCTGGCAACGGTGCCGTTGTCGGTGGTCTCCATGCTGATACCGGTGCCGTCGGTGTTGGCGATGGCGTTTCCGGTGACGGAGAACCGCTCGACCTGTTCGAGCCGGATACCGTTCTGCGCACCCGAGCTGCCGTCGATGCTGTTCCCGGAGATGGTCAGGTTGAGTACCTGCCCGGTTGTCTCGCCGAGGGCGACGATCGGCTCGTCGTACCCTCCGCCACTGCGGAAAGTGCAGCCGGTCACGGACAGGTTCCGCATGCTCTGGGAAGCGCTGGTCTGCGTGCCGCTCGCGTCCTTGGTGTCCTCGGTGTCCGCGACGATCACGGTCCGGAAACGGACTCCGGACCCGCACGAGACGAAGTTGCACGCGGATACGGACGTGTCTTCCCAGTTGTAGGCGCTGACGGCGTACTGAGGCAGCGACTCGAACGAGCAGGCGGTCACGCGGATGCGGCGGTGCCACTTTCCGATCGTGGCCGAGTGCGAGCCGACACCACGCGGCCACACGGTTGTTCCGGCCGTGCCGGATGGGCCGACGTAGCAGCCGGTTATGAGGATGTCCTCGCACGGGGTGTGGTCGTACGGGCCGAACCCTCCGAACTCGGCCGAGCTCTTGGCCAGGTCGATCTGTATCGCCTCGGAGAAGTCCCGCGCGCCCGGGTCGACGTAACCGAGAAACCGGCATCGCTCGACGATGCCGCGCTTGGTCGAGTTCAGCTCGATCGCGTGATAACCGGGCACGTCGCGAATCTCAACGTCTCGCACGGTGATGTCCGTTGCGTGGCCGATGCTGATGCACATGGCCGAGGCGGTGAGGCCGACGGCCGTTCCCTGCATGTCC